GAACAGGCATGGGGATGGCCGGTTCTCTGTACGATGTTTTTAGTCAATTCATCCATAAGAAAGGATGGAACTTGAAGAAAGCTGGCAAGCTCTATTGGTCAACCGAAAGACTTCAAGAGCATATTGCCAAACGTTGTGGAGTAGACTTGGAGAAGTTTGTGAACTATCGGCGAAATCATAAAAAGCATAAGTATAAGGCCCCTCAAGGCGATTATGTCGAGCGCCGACGCCGCCAGATTGCCAACGAAATTCGCCGGACGAAAGTAGCCAAAAAGGGCTGACTTTCGTATTGGTGACTTTGGGCTAGCCATGCCCACAATCCGAGGCCGTTCAACCCGAGCGGCCTTGGTGTACCGGCCGCTCACTTTGGAGCGGTCAATGGTCTCCGACACCCCCCAACTGATTTCGCTCAACGAGGCGGCGCGGCTCACCAGCCTGTCGCGCACCGCCATAAATCGTTGGCGTAGCGCCGGCCAGTTCCCGGTTGCAGTGCAGCTCGGCGATCGCCGCGTCGCGTTCGTCCGCGCCGAAGTCATCGCCTGGATCGAGGCGCGCATCGCCCAGCGGGCGACGAGGGTGGCGGCATGACGTCGCCCATCTCGCCCGAACTGCGACGCCTGATTGAGACCGTCATTCAGGCACTCATCGACCTCCTCGACCATCTCGACGGCGACGCCGAGGCCGAGGACGACGGTACCGCCGAGCCGGAGGACGCGGCGTGATCCACGTAGAGATGAACGAGACGCTTCCGAAGGTCGCCGAGGCCCGCGAGCGCGATCGGCTCGCACGGGAACGGCTCGCCCGACTCGGCAACGATCCCATGCCAGCCGAATCCACGTTGTCGTTGGCCGAGAAGTTGACGCTCGCCGAGTTCCAGCGCGCGCGACGGAGGCTGGCATGAGCCGGCTTCGTTCGCGCCGAGAGTTCCAGGCGCTCGACTACATGCGCCACCACCCCTGGTGCTCGGCGCTCGACATCGGCGCCGCCGCCGTCGAGGGCGAGTACCGCGCCCGGAACATGGGCCGGGCGGCGAAAGAGGCACTTGGCCTCGCCATCGTCTCCCGCCTGATCAAGCGGGGGTGGGCCGCGGCGAGCATGGGGAACCACTTCACGCTCACGCCCTAGTCGGAGTCTCCGCCCCTCAACTTCGGCGCCGGCATCGGGAACATGACCGGGCAGCGCCGCCGGGCAACGAGCACACAAAGGAAGTACGAGATGTACAGTCGCGCGATGTTGGTGGATCGGCATGCGCAGACGCCGCCGGTAGAGGTAGCATCGGTTAGGACCAACAGGCCAACCCTGGTCCGCTCCGTCATGAGACGGGAGACCGAAGATCCACTGTGTCTAAGCGCCGCCCGGCTCCGCCGAGCACGTTGAGACCACGCTACTCCCGGCGACGGGGGTAGTGTGCCGTCACGCCACCCTCACCACCGAGCACTGGGAAACACCAAGTCGCTGCCCTCGCCCGGCGCTCGCTAGCGCACCTCATAGTGCTGGCGAGCGAGCGCCGAGGACGCGGGAAACGGAGACATTGAGCACTTGCACTTGGCCGTGTCGGGACGAAAAAAAGGAAGAACGCCGATGCCATCGGATCAATACTACAAGACGCCTGCCTGGCGACGCCTTAGGGCGGCTCGCCTGAGACTCGACCGAGGACTATGTACCGTGCCGGGCTGCGGGCAGAAGGCAACCACGGTCGACCACATCGTCGCTCGACGTGACGGCGGCGCTGATGTGCTCAGCAACCTCCGCTCATTGTGCAAGCCGCATGACAACATGATCATGCAGAAGTCGAATGGCAAACGGGCGAACCGGGGCAAGCTCGCGGTGCGCGGCTGCGATGCGACCGGCAGACCACTCGATCCGTTGCACCCGTGGAATCGATGACCAGGGCAGGGGCGTTGCATCGCAGGGGGCTGATGGGGGTCCTGACCGTCGGGGGGTGAAATTTTGAGTTAGTTCATAGACATAGAATGGTGTAGGAAAACATTCATGGGACTCCGCGGACCAGGATCAGCGAGAAAGAAGGCGCCCGACACGGCTGCGAAGCCGCGCGGTCTCGAGGAGGCCGCATGGGAGAAGCCCGGCTTGACCCTAGCCGAGCGCGTCATCCTGTTCATCGAGAGCCTGCCATGCACGAAGGGTTTCGGCGCCGGCGAGAACATCAGGCTGTTGCCGTTCCAGCGCGACTGGATCACCGCGATTTGCGCCGAGGGTTCGGACGGTCTGCGCATCGTTCGGACGGCAGTACTGAGCGCCGGGCGCGGCAACGGCAAGACGGTGCTCATTGCCGGCCTCTGTCTCGCCGCGCTTGTAGGCCCGCTCGCCGAGCCGCGCGCCGAGGTCTATTCCGCCGCCGCGACGCGCGATCAAGCTGCGCTGATCTTCAACGAAATCGAGGCATGGATTGTGCGCGTGCGGTGGCTGAATGAGCGGCTGAACGTGCAGCGGTTCGCGAAGAAGATCGAAGACTTGGAATCCGGATCGATCTACAAGGCGCTCGCGTCGGACGGCCCTGCGGCTCACGGACTGGCGGCGAGCTTCATTGCCTGCGATGAGCTTGCGCAGTGGAAACGGCGCGAGCTGTACGACGTGCTGGTGACGTCACAGGGCAAACGCAAGCAGCCGCTCATGTGCATCATCAGCACGCAGTCGCCGAATCCGTCGAACGTGCTGTCCGAGCTCCTGGACTACGGCGAGCGCGTCAACAGCGGCGAGATTGAGGACCGGACGTTTCACTCCCGGCTCTTCGCGGTCCCGGAGACAGCAAGCCCTTGGGACGAATCCGTGTGGCCGCTCGCCAATCCCGGCCTCGGCATCATCAGATCCTTGGAGGAAATGCAGCAGGAGGCGCGGCGTGCGCAGCGCATGCCGACCTTCGAGGCGCCGTTCAGGAACTTATACCTCAATCAGCGAGTCGACGCCGAGCCGAAGGCGATCCTGCCGATCGAATGGGAAGCAGCCGGTGGCAAGGTCGACGCCGAGGCGCTGAAAGGGAGGCCGTGCTTCGCCGGGCTCGACCTGTCCGCGACGCGCGACATGAGCGCGGCGGTCCTCTACTTCCCGAACGACGACGGCGCGGTCCTCGCGCACTTCTGGTTGCCGAGAGACGGCCTTGCCGAGAAAGAAGCGGTCGACCGCGCGCCGTATCGGACGTGGGTAGACGCCGGCTTCCTCACGCTGACGCCCGGCGCCGCAATCAACAAGAGATTCATCGTCGCCCACCTTGCCCATCTCGCAGCGGAGTATCGCTTGCAGGGCATCGCCTTCGATCGCTGGGGCATGCCGGAAATCGAGCGGATCATGGCCGAGGAAGGTGTGACGTTGCCGCTCAAGGAGCACGGCCAAGGGCATAAAGACATGGGACCGTCGACCAGCGCGTTCGAGGCGGCAATGCTCGACGGACGGCTCAATCACGGTGGGAATCCAATCCTACGCTGGCAGTCGGCCAACCTCGTGTACGAGACGGACCCGGCCGGCAACCGCAAGCCGGCGAAGAACCGTGCGATCGACCGGATAGACGGCATGGTCGCGCTGATCATGGCGATCGGCAGCTCGACCAGGGCTACTCCGAAAAGGGCGAGCGTGTACGCGACGCGCGGGCTCTTGACGGTCGCAGCATCGTAACTGGCGGTTTCCCAGCGAAGCTGAATTGAAGGCTTGCACGCGATTCGCGGTAGGTTTACATTCCCACGCATTGGCCCGCGTCGAGATGACGCCGCCCATCCCCGAGCCGCAGCCGCGGCCAGATGGAGACCGTTCCAAATGAAGCTTCATGAGCTATTGGAGAAGCGCGCCGCGGCCGTCTCCGAAATGCGCGCGCTCGCCGACAAAGCGGAGATTGAGAAGCGCGATCTTTCCAGCGATGAGGATTCCCGCTTCGGTGCGCTCAAGACCGAGATCGCGGACCTTGACCGGAAGATCGGCCGGGCACAAACCCTCGCCGAGGCCGAGCGCAGCGCGCCGGCCGACCTGATCGAAGGCCGCGGCGGTTCCCCGGACCTGTCCCGCTACTCCGTCGCCCGCGCACTCCGCTGTGCCGCCGCCGGCCGTCTCGACGGCCTCGAAGGCGAGGTGCACGCCGAGCTGTCCCGCGGCCGCGAGGTCCGGGGCAACATCATGGTCCCGACCACCGTCTTGCTCGGCGAGCGCCGCGCCCAGATCGTCGGCAGCGGTCCCGCCGGCGGCTACACCGTCGCCACCAACGTCGCCGCCATCGCCGACCGCTTCCGCCCGGCTCTCCTGGTCGAGAGCATGGGCGCCACCGTGCTTCGCGACCTTACCGGCTTCCTGGACCTTCCCAAGCTTTCCGAGTCCGGCTCGACGCACTGGATCGGCGAGAACCAGGCGACCACCCGAAGCGAAGTGACCTTCGCTAAGGTGACCATGGGTCCGAAAACGGTCTCGGCCGAGTATGAGCTGTCCCGCCGGATCATGCTGCAGAGCGGCGCCGGCATCGAGGAGCTGCTACGCCGCGACCTTGGCTTCCTCCTCGCGCAGGCGCTCGACTCGGCCGCGATCAACGGCGACGGGGTGCTCGCGCCGGCCGGCCTGCTTCACTCGGTGTGGGGCATCGAGAAAGTCACCACGGAATCGCTCCTGAGCGACACCACCGCCAACCTCATCGCCGCCCTTGAGCTGGACGACGTGATGAATACGGGCGCGTTCCTGACCAGCGCGAAGGTCTGGAAGGCCGTGATGAAGGTCAAGGAAGGCACGACCAACCGCGTCATCCCGGCGTCGGAAATCTTCCACGGCCGCCGCGCCGAGCGCACGAACCAGGTCCCGGACAACGTGGGTTCTGGCGGCACGAAGTCCGCGCTGATCTACGCCGCCTGGTCGGAAATGGTGATCGGCTACTGGTCCGCGGTCGACATCATGCTCAACCCGTACCACAGCGACGTGGCGAGCAAGGGCGGCGCGCTCCTGCACGCCTTCCTCGACGCCGACGTTGCGCTCCGCCATCCCGAGGCCTTCGCCTGGGCCGAGATCACCTGAGGCAAGGCGAGGATGGAACGCCGCGCCGCCATCGAGCTGCGGGCCGGGAGCGACGCCAGGTCGCCCCGGCTCACCGGCTATGCGGCGGTCTACGACTCGCCGTCGCAGGACCTTGGCGGTTTCGTCGAGATCATCCGGCCCGGCGCCTTCACTCGCACCCTGAAATCGAACAGCATCGACCCGCTCGCCCTGGTGCATCACCTGCCGCACCTGGTGCTCGGCCGCCGCGGCGCCGGCACGCTCCGGCTTGCGGAAGACGCTCGCGGGCTTACCTTCGAGATCGACATGCCGCCGACGCAGGCCGCGGCCGATCTTCTCGTCTCCGTCCAGCGCGGCGACGTGCGCGGCGCTTCCTTCGCCTTCACCGTTCCCGCCGGTGGCGACCACTGGGACGTGCGCGGCGATCGCGTGGTCCGTGAGCTGCGGGACATCGACCTGCACGAGATCACCGTCACCCCCGCGCCGGCCTATCTCGACACCAGCGTCGCCATGCGCGCCCTGTCGAGCCTTGCCCAGAACCATCCCCTTCGCCTTGGCGCCGTCCGCCGCTTCCTGGAGACGGTTGGATGATGCGGGTTCCCACCATCCGGCTCGAGACGCGCGCGGTCACCGCGAAGTCGGGCGACCCGTACCTCGCCGAGTTCTTCGGCCAGCGCGACACCGCGGCCGGCGTCTCAGTCTCGACCTATGCCGCCGAGAACCTGTCCGCGGTCTTCGGCGCCGTCCAGATCATTTCGGAAACGGTCGCCACGGTTCCCCTCGTGGTCTACCGCGCCGAGGGCGACGGGGTGCGATCCGCCGATCCGCAGCATCCCGTCGCCCGCCTTTTTGCCGGCGATCCGAACGGCCTGCAGACCGCGCCCGAGTTCCTGGAACAGATGACGGCGCATTGCCTGCTCCGCGGCAACGCCTATGCCGAGATCGTCCGGGACGGCCGCGGCGCTCCCGTCGAGTTGATCCCGCTGCACCCCGAGCTGGTCTCGGTCCTGAGGATCCCGCGGACCCGCCGCGTGGTGTACGACGTGAGCGACCAGGACGGCGGCACCCGGCGCCTGCTCGCCGAGGAAATTCTTCACCTGAAAGACCGCTCCGACGACGGCATTGTCGGCAAAAGCCGGCTCGCCCGGGCACGGGAGACCTTCGCCACCGCGATCGCCACCGAACAATTCGCCGCCTCGACCTTCCGTAACGGTGCGAGCCTGTCCGGCGTCCTGTCTCACCCCGAGAACATCGGCGAGGAGGCGAGCGATCGACTGCGCAAATCCTTCGAGGCGATCCACAAGGGCAGTGGCAATGCCGGCCGCGTCGCCGTCCTCGAGGAGGGCCTAAAGTGGCAGGCGACCAGCGTCTCGCCAGAAGACGCGCAGATGCTCGAAAGCCGGCGCTTCTCGGTCGAGCAAATCGCCCGGATGTTCCGCATCCCTCCGCCCGTCCTCGGCGACCTGTCGAACGGCTCCTATTCCAACGTCACCGAGCTCGGCCGCTGGTTCTACCAGCACACGATCATGCCCTGGCTCACCCGCTGGGAACGCGCCGTCGAGCGCGCCCTTTTCTCCGAGGAGGGCCGGCGCTCGCATGAGGTCGAGTTCGACACCGACCTGCTCCTCCGCGGCGACACGCTGCAGCGGTTCCAGTGCTATCGGATCGGCCGCGAAATCGGCATCTACAGCGCCAACGACCTTCGCGGCTTCGAGAAGCTCAACCCGCGGGACGATTCCGGCGGAGACGAGTTCTTCTCACCCGCCAACATGCAGGCCGAACAGACCGGCCAGCCCATCGCCGACCGCTCCTGAAAGGAAGGAACCATCAATGCGTGATCTTGCAAACAGCATCAAGCCCGTGCCGCTGATCGCACCCGTCGCGGCCCGCACCGACAATACCCCGATCGTCTCGGCGATCATCGACACGCTCGGCTACCAGTCGTGCACGCTGGTCATCGTGACCGGCACCAACACCGACGCCAACGCGACCTTCGCGGTGCTGGTCGAAGACGGCAACGACTCCGACCTTGGTGACGACGGCGCGGCCGTTCCGGACGCCTATCTACTCGGCACGGAAGCCCTCGCCGGCTGGGACTTCGCCGACGACGTGGAGTGCAGGAAGATCGGCTACATCGGCCCGAAGCGGTATGTCCGCGTTACGGTCACGCCGACCGGCAACGATAGCGGCAACATCTTCCTCGCCGGCATCGCCATCCTCGGCCACCCGAACCAGGCGCCGACCGCCAACCCACCGCAGTAACCCGATGCTGACCGTCACCACCCCGGCCGAGTCCTACGACCTGACGACCGTTGAGGCCGTCAGGGTCGCGCTCGGCATCGAGGGCACCGACCAGGACGACCAGCTCGCGGCGCTCGTCACCGCGGCGAGTGGCGTCATCGCCAAGCACTGCCGCCGCGTCCTCGCGGTCGAAACCGTCGCCCAGACCTTTCGCATCGTCGACCACCCCAATTCGGAGTTGATCCTGAGCCGGTATCCGGTGACGGCGGTCGAGTCCGTAACTGAGAACGGCATCACTCTCGAGGCCGACCAGTTCGAGGTCAACCCGGACAACGGTGTCCTCACGCGCCTCTACG